GGCTCATATTTTGAATAGATCTTGGATAACTATATGTACCTGTTCTGTTTATCAATATTTGGTTTTAAAATATTTCGAAGCAAGCGCTTGTGGTTCTGTAGTGGCTGGTAACATGCCTGATCAAGGAAAACCTATTTGGGGGCAAAATTATATTCATATACCCGATGATGCCACCTATCAACAAATTGCAAATATCATCACTTTAGCACTCATGAACAAAACCAGACTTCGATATATGGGTGATCACATGTCGGAAATTATTACGAGTCAATATAATTATCAAATCTATGCTAAAAAATTATACGACATTTGTGAAAATATGATTTGATTAGAATATGTTATAATTTACGATTTAATTATAATATATTATAATTTACAATGTTACGACCAATATTAAAATTATAATACGAACATAATAGTAGTGATAATTATAATGAAATTTGCTTATGTTTATTCCGAAATGACGGCATTTAATCCAAAATATCCTTCGTGTTTATGGCAACTAATATTGGCCAATTATTTAGAGTTCGACGAGTTTAAGGAGTTAGTGGATGTCATAGAAATATCCACAATAACGCCAGAACTGGTGGATAAATATTCAGTTATTTGTGTGCATTTTTTGGCTGTTTTTCCCATGATAGTGAAAAAACAATATGATAATTACTGTGACATAATCAAAAAATGTAAACATGTTTGTTTATTAGCTAATGATTTACATCCATATACTTTTGTAGATGACATAGCATTAATCCCTAGATTATCTAGTTATTTTGCCGAAATAAGTGCTCGTGCAGACAATCCAAACATCAAACCCTCGAAATCATTGGAAGAGAACAAAGAGTTGGCTAGTTACAATAATTATGACGATCTGAAAAAATTACTAGATAAACTTGGTGCCCAAACAATTATTTCTCCTGTTGATTGTCCAGAATTGAAGCGTATAGTTGAAATTATTAAATGCCGAGCTTATGTTTTGTGGATGCCTATGGACACTAAAATTTTTTATCATTACCACACAAATCGTGATATTGATATTTTTGTTTATGGCATTTGTCTAACGAATGTTTATCCTTTGCGATATAGAATTAGAAAAATCGTCAGTAAAATGAAAGTTAAACATCATATTATTTGGGAACGCGAATATCCAAATACTTTTGATAAAAATTTAGCCAATTTATTGAATCGATCATGGATAACTATTTGTACAACATCCGTATACAAATATTTGGTCAAGAAATATTTTGAGGCTGCTGCTTGTGGTTCTGTGGTGGCAGGTAACATGTGTGAACAAGGGAAAGAAATATGGGGAGATAATTACATTGATATTCCAAATAATGCAACCGATGCAGAGATCAAAAATATTCTGTCCAAAGCTCTTAAAAACAAAAAACGTCTCAGAATGATGGGAGATTACATGTCCGAAAAGATAATTAAACATTATAATTTACATGAATATTCCAAAAAAGTTTTGCACATTTGTAGAGAAATAAATGGTGATAATGACCAAACAAGAACAAAATAGTGTCCATAAATGGTAATAGAATGATATGATTCTAATTTGGATAGTATCATATCAACTCTTGTACATCATGTTCGTTATATTCCCACGTCATAAAAAATAGAATCTGATTATATAGAACAATGACACGTTTTTTGTATATTTGCCCGAATACCACAACCAAGTATCATATTCGTTTTAACAAACAGTTAACCATTTTGGGTTATATTGGCAAATTCATGGATGTGGTTGAAATTAATCATGTCACGGACGAAATGATTAGTCAAGCATCCGTAGTTTGTCTTGATTTTTTGGCTATATTTCCAAAATATGTCAAAAATCAAAATGAACCATACTATGAAATTATCAAAAAATGCCCCAATGTTTGTTTATTATGTTTGGATTTACATGCTGCTAGTTTTGGGAAACGACCTGACAAGGGACCATATGCTGGTAAACATTATGGAGCTATGATGGTAATTTTGAATAAGTTAAATATTAAACATGTTATTTCGAAATGTGATTGTCCGGAATTTCACAGAATGATATCAGAAATTAAATTGAATACATATATTTTGTCCTGGCATATTGATCATACCATTTTCCGAAATTATTATGGTCCACGGGATATTGATGTGGTACTTTTTGGATCTTGTAATCAACGAGTTTATCCGTTGCGCTTCAAAATTAAACAATCTCTCAAGAAAATGCGTGGTATTAAGTGCATCATTCTCAAAAGTAAAGATCCCAAAAACTATGGTGAGGGATTAGCCAAAATTTTAAATCGAGCGTGGATCACCATTTGTACCGCTTCCATTTTTGATTATTTGGTTTGCAAATATTTTGAAGCCGCCGCTTGTGGTTCTGTGGTGGCTGGCAATATGTGCTCCCAAGGGAAAGAAATTTGGGGAGATAATTTTATTTATATTCCAAATGGTTCCACACGAGTCCAAATAATATCTATCATTTCCAAGGCATTGGCCGATAAAAATCGCTTGCGACAAATAGGTGATCACATGTCCGAAAAAATTATGACTGAATATAACTATGGTGCATATGCCAAAAAATTACATGACATTTGCCAAGACATTGTTGTCAAGTCCGCAAATCAAAAATGAGCTCACAATTTGTGGACTCGGTTGTTCAAATTGTTCAGTTATCCAATTGTCGCAAAAGTTTTCTGATCACAACATCCCAATTTTCATTTTGTAAAGTTATTTTTTGACAATATTCACGATCTATTGGCATATTAATAATTTTTTTTATGGCTTCGGCATAAGCTTCGTCACTGGCCATATACGGCAGAACAATAGCATTTTTCCCATTTTCAACTAGAAACAAATTATTAATTCGTTCTTCACAAACAACGGGCAAACCTGTTTCACAATATTCCAGGATCTTAGCATGTCCGTTGAAAGATTTGACATTTTTCGGACGACATTGGGAGAAATCAATTCCACAGCTCGCATAATGAAAATAAGCGTATTGTTGTCCGTGAATATATGGATAGTGAATAATAATATTTTTACTCGAAGCGAAAATGCCGTCACGTAACATTTTTAAGTGATTGGCATTCTTTCCAGAATATCTAGTGGTATTACCCTCAGGTATCGGATAGTAAAACGAACCAGGGAATATATGTAATTCATATTGGTCTCCTAAAATTTTCATAATGTTGACCATATTGTATAAAATTTTTCCCCCATCAATTTTAATTCGTCCTGTATAAACAATAATGTGTTTTTTAGTATTGGCTTCTGAAATTTTTTCTGGATGTTCCACATAATATAATGGCAACAAAGCCTTTTCACGTTCTAACATTGATATATCTGCGACACAATAACTATGATTAATATCATAGGGATTGGTTAGCTGATTATAATCAATTCTTTTGTTTTCGATACCCATGTTAGAAATTAAAAGACTACTTCTGGGTATGCCCTGATAAATGGCCAAATCACAATAATCTTGATTTTGGCAACAAATATGATCGACGTGTTCGATCACCCATTTTTTGGCATCACGACGATTATTTATTTCAAAAAATTTTTTCATGCCATTGACAAATTCCTTATTGTTTGACCAAAGAGGATTATCCGACTTGACTATGAATTTGGGTTTGGTGCGCGAAGTTTTTTCAATACTTATCATCTTTTGAATGGCTGGTAATTTTTCAATTATTTCCAAAAATAATGGTTCGCGCACAATCATAATATAATCCATCTTGCTCACAAATGTATCCGTAATTTTTTCCATCGAAATATAAATCAAACCATCTTTTTCATAATTGTAAGCATCTGTCATAAAATAAACTTTGTGACCCAAATTGCACAATGATTTGGCAACAAAATGACCTTTGTCCAAACTAAAGTGAAGAACATTGGCCCGATTTATATCATTAAAATCATTTAGCACCAAAAAAGTAAACATTATATAACTTAATAACATAATTTATAAATTATTTGTGATTTTCGGTAATGATATTTGCTAGAACAATAGTATTGGTATTTTTTGTCATATTTTCTTGGATTCTGATGGTTGCGTCAATTGGGATACTCGCAGTATCAATATCAGGTTTGACAGCAGCTTCGACACTAAGTTCGACAACAGGGTCAACAATAGAGTCAACAGCAGGTTCGACACTAAGTTCGACAGCAGGGTCAACACCAGAGTCAACACTAAGTTCGGCATCAGATTCCACACCAAGTTTGACAGCAGGGTTAATAATAGGTTCGACACCAGGTTCTTCGGCCAACTGATAATTTTCTCTGTAATAAATAGTTTTGGCAATTCCATCAGTTTCTTTGATGAAATCCGATGTATTTGATGGATTTAATGGGTCCGATTCCAAAATTTTTCTCAATAATGTAGCCCTATATTTGTAAAAATGTTTTGATCTAACCATTTCATAACCATTTTTGCGAATACGATCAATGACAACACGATTGGCTGGATCCAAAACATAATTAATTTTTTCCATAATATTGGTTGGTGTGACCGCAATATAATGGACGCCGTCAACAAATCCTAATTTTTCAAAATAAGGTCTGGTATTGGGATTGCCTGCCAACAGTAGAGAACCAGCTGACATAATTTCAAAATGTTTGGCGACAATATATGGACGCACAACACAGGCATCACAAGTAAAACAAATTAAATATTTATTTAGTTCTTTGATATATTTTTCGCCATAAATATACCTCGGAGAATCTTTTTTAATGACATAACCAAAATTAACTGGCAAATAAATCACTCCTGGATGAGTTCTCGAAATTTCGTACATTTTCTGGCGAAACGGATATAATTTTTTCCGAAGTCGACCTGAAACAAGAATTTTATTAATAGGATTTGGATTTATTTCACACGGAAAAACCCAAGCCCGGGGAAATAGATAAATAGGTACAGTTGTGAGCAAATGTTTCCAAAAACAATAGGCCGAAGGAGATATAATACGACTAACTTTTTTGAGATTGGCCAATCGGCGAGTTTTAATTGTTCCTTTGTTGTGAATATTGTCCATGATTATATTAATTTTGATACTGGATGGGATACCAATTTTGTCAATTCTGGTCAAATTTTCATTGAAAATAATATTTTCCGGTAATTTGCCAAATTTTCTCAAGAATAATTTGGTCAAATACTCTTCATTTTTTCCCATAATTTCCAACATATTGATAGAAACCGTATCCGGAAATTCCAACAAGTAATCAAACAAATATTCTAAATCTAATTTGGATGTTAATTTTCCACGATTATTATTAAGCACTAACAAATATCGCATTTCTAACTAATAATAACATTTAATGAAGTGTCATTATCATTGCACTAACCTTAATCTTGATGTGGACACATTCAATTAAAACATGAGTTGACTATTATTTCAATACAATTTGTATCTAATAGCCACAT